GTAAATGATGAAAGCGAAGAGTTTACAGATGAAAGTTTGTTTGATGATATTGATTTGTCTATTCGTACACAGGATGCCCAAAATAGAGTGATACTGATACTTAACCCCTCTAATACAGACCATTGGATATACAAGCGTTGGATTAAAGACACTAACAAAATAATTTACATAGACGGTGTGCCAGTTGAGATAAGCACACACCCGGATGTATTACACATTCATACAACGTACTTTGATAACTTAGAATTTTTAGACAAATCTTTTTTAAATACGGTAAACGAAACAAAATTAAAATACCCAAAGAATTACGGTTACAAAATAATCGGTCAATGGAACGGAGTAGCTGAAGGTGCTATATTTAACCGTAATGAATTGAAAACATACAAGTCAAGTGAGCTACTTAAATTTGAATCAAATATGGCTTACATTGACGTAGCGGATGCAGGAACTGATTTTACCGTTTGTATTATCGGTAAAAATATTGGTGCTAAAATATACATAACTGATATTTATTGCAGCGATGCTAATGCCGATGTAACGCTACCAAGTGTAGCTGCCTTGATTAATACCGAAAAGTGTTCGTATGTTAGAACAGAAACTAATGCGATGGGCGGAATGTATGCAAGGAATCTACAAAAAGTAGTACCTCAAAGTAAAATATTGGGAGCAAATTCAACCGCTAACAAACACACTCGAATATTAATGGACATGCCTTTTATCATGGAGTACTTTATCTTTAAACATGAAAGCGAACGTACACCAATGTATGAAGAAGCTATAAGACAGCTATGTATGTACACTAAGGACGGTAAAGCTAAACATGATGACGTACCTGATGCAGCGAGCGGCTTAGCTATGTTTATTCGTGCAATGTTGCCGAAATATTATTTATAGATATAAAATATAGTTGTATATTTGCCTATAATTTAATACCAAACTGATTAGTCATTATTGCATTGGCTTGTACATTTGTAATAATGCCGCCTGTTACCAAAGTACTTAACCCAGTAGACACAACGTTAAATGTATCAGCGTCCGTTTTCTTATCCGTTTGCAAATATGGTAAATGAGAATAGTCTAATACTAAGCGATACCCTTCTTTTACACCAATGAATTTACCTAAAGCCTGTGTAAAACCGTCGGCATAAACAACTACTGTATCATTGTGTGTTTGAATCAAACCATTCTTTAAATTCTCATAAGTGGAATTGACAAACAGGTTTTGATTAACCCCCAACACGTTTAAAATAGCTAAAAAATTAGCATCTATTTGCTCCATCAACAACAAATCCCTTGTCGGGTAACTCATAGGAGACCATGTAACAGAACCAGTTGTAATGTGTATTTTCTTTTGATTATCCTCTATTCCGTTCTCAGCTCTGTAAGTAGCTTCTAATTCTTTCTTTTCTTCAGCAGTCATAGGTAAAGCACCCATTGCATCTTTACTCTGCGAGCTTAGTACACCGATACCACCCTTTTCAGTACTGATACAGTTGAGGTATTGATAAGCAGCAACCGTATTACTTAACGGGTATTTCATAGCTTTTAAAGGACTGTAACCGATTAGGTTGTTATCTAAATCGCTAATTTTACTCCACAAAATTTGATTTGTTTCAAATGGTTTAACATTTCCATTCTCATTGTATTCAAAGCCTTTAACTATACCGTCCATTGTAGTCTGGTCAAATAGCTTTCCGGTTAATTTAGGTTTGATGTTTGCCGGGCTAACATTAATCAAACATTGTGGAGTGGTAGTAATTTTACTGGCTGAATTTTTGTAGATAAATTGATTGCCATACACTATCAATTGCCTTAGATATTGATTAAGAAAAGGGTTTTGACCTTGCAAAACGTTTGGATTTTCTAACAATTTAGCAATATCAGTCGGCATTACATCAAATTTATCACTGCCTACCTTTTGATATTTAAACACGCCGTTACTAAACATAGCCGCTAACTTATCAACTGGTGTTCTTAGTTGTGGAATGGTGTTGTATAAGTCATAAGGTACATCTGTATCAATATAAACCTCCCCTTTGCTTATTTGGTAGTTTATTCGGTTATCAAAGTAGTGTTTGCGTTGTTGCTTTTTATTAAATAAGCTGAAAAATCGTTCTACGAAGTTTAAATCTTGTTGCATTATTTACTTATTAGGTTTATATTATTTGCAATAATCGCAAAATTACACATTTTTTTAATATTTATTTGCATATATCACAAATGTATATTAATTTTACGCCAAGTTTTTGCGATAAATACGCAACACTTACATTAATGGCAAAGCAAAAAGTACTTACATCTCAGGAAATTAAGGCTATTAAAAAAGCCAAAGAAGCTCTAATTAAAGCTACTACAGGGGAGGGTGTGAAGAAATGATTAAGGCTATTGAATTTCCAAATAAAACATTTTCGACTAAAGAAGATTTGTTTTTCGAGCTAAAGAAAAATGAAAGTAAATTGATTGCTTTAAAAACCTCCGAGGTTTACAAGTCGCACGAAAAGGGTCAATTCTCTTTTTTAAATTTAGATAAATCAGAGGACTTAACTAAAGGACTTTACGGTGCAAAGGCTAATTGTATCTATCCTATTATTTCTACTACTAATTATATGGATAGCCATAAGGACGTTCATTTTAATGGCAGCATGACAAAAACAGCTAAAGAACAAAACGGCAAAGTAGTTTACGCTTTAGACCATGAGTTAAAATTTGATTCAATTATTGCTTGGCAAAAAGATGTAAACATGTTTGTTCGCCAAATTGACTGGTCATTAGTTGGAAAAAATTTTACCGGAAAAACAGAGGCGTTAATATTTGAGATTGAAAAAGATAAAATTAGTCGCAAAGATGTTTTAGCTGCAATTGAAAATAAAGTTTCTGAATTTCAAAATTCCATTAGAATGGTTTATGTCAAAATGGTATTAGGCATGAACTCGAATGATAAAGACCATGCTAGCAACAAAGCTTATTATGATTTACGTATTAACGAGATAGCTAACAAAGAAGTAGCCGAAGAGTGTGATCATTTTTGGGGAGTTGAGGAATTAAAAATTTACAAAGAAGGTAGTTTAGTAGTAGCTGGTGGGTCTAACGATGCTACTAGCATATATAGCAAAGAAATTGAAGCCGTTGATAACACTTCAAAACAAGAGCCGTCTAATGACACTCAAGATAAACAACAATTAATTAAAACAATAAACAATTTTAAATTCATTTAATAATGACAAAAGAAGAACAAGATGCATTATTGCTTAAAGTAAAAGCAGATGTAAAAGAAGCTTTAGAAAGCGAAAATAAATCTTTAAAAGATAATGCCGAAGCTTTATCTAAAAAAGTAGCTGATTTAGAATTAGCTTTAAAAGATGCTAAGCCATCTGATTACGAAGCGTTAAAAGGCGAACACGTTTCTTTAATGGCAGAAGTAAAAGCATTAAAAGAAGTTGGTAGCACAACTGAAAAGGGTCACGCTACTTTACACGAAGCGTTAACGGCTGCATTTGCAGAGAAAGCAAACGAAATTTCAGCTATCGTAAAAGCTGGTGGCGTTCAATCATCTTCTTTAAAAGTAGTTGTAAAAACAGTTGATGCTATGTCAGTAGCTTCTACGATTGCTGCCGGTTCTACTCAGGTATCAATTACCCAAAACACAGGCATTATTAGCCCTATCCGTAAACGTGAATTAACTTACTTAGCTCAGGTGTCTGTTGGAAACATCGGAACAAACAGAGCTATGTGGATTGAGCAAACAGACGAAGAAGGTACGCCGGTAATGTTAGCAGAGGGAGCAGCAAAAACACAATTGGATGTTCAGTCTGTTGAGCAAACTATGGCTGTTAAGAAAATTGCAGTTTACGGTAAAGTAACTACCGAATTAATGGCAGACCTTCCACAGTTGATTTCTTACATTCAAAACAACTTAATGCGTAGAATGGACATCGTTTTAGAAAGTCAATTGTTTTCAGGAAACGGAGTAGGCGATAATTTAAAAGGGTTAGAAACATATGCAACTGCATTTTCTGCCGGCGCATTAGCTAACAGCATTCCATTTGCAAATGAATTAGATGTAATCGAAGCGGTTGCATTACAAGTTAAAACAGCTTTTGGTATTCCAAATGCAATGTTTATCCACCCATCTACAATGGCTGCGATAAAATTAATCAAAGATAGTACAGGTCGCCCGGTTTGGAAAGACTATGTGACTATTGATGGTTCGTTAAATGTATCAGGCATGCGTTTAATTGAAACTACAGCTGTAACAGCGGGTAATTTTGTTGGCGGAGACTTATCTGTTGTAAACGTGTTAATGCGTTCTGAATTAGGTGTTACTATCGGTTTAGATGGTAATGACTTTACTCAAAACAAAAAAACAATGTTGTTAGAAAAACGTTTAGTACAATTCGTTTCAGGTAACGATACTGCTTTAATTGTTGACGGAGATTTCGCAACTGCAAAAGCGGCTTTATTATTACAATAATTTTAATTAGCCCCTACTTAATTGTGGGGGCTTAAATAAAACAATATGGCAAAGAAAAAGGATAACTCAAGTATTGAAAATCTAAATGAAGATTTAGTAAGTGTGTCTGAAATACCGTCAAACGAAAAAGTAACAATCATTTTACTAGCCTCTAGTGGTCAAGTAAAAGAAGATAGTGAAAAAGTAGTTGGAGGCGAATTAGCTAACATTTTAATAAACAAAGGATTTGCAAAACTTAAAAAATAAAAAAAGCAAAATGAAAAAACTAATATCAATTTTATGTTTGTTGGCTGCATTAAACGTAAGCTCACAAGCCGTTAGCACGATGGTAAAGAGTGCAACTACAATGACAAATAGTACAGCAGTTACAGCCACGTTACAAACAAATTCTGTAGCTGAAAACATATCAATACAAGCGGTTGTAACTAAATCAACTGGTACTATTGCAGGTAGTGTAACTGTTAGTGCTTCTTTGGATGGCACTAATTACGTCGCACTTCCAGTAGCTACAAGTACTTTAGCACTAACAGACGTTACAACTAACACGGCTGTTTTCAATTACACAAATAATAATTATTTGTTTTATAAAGTTACGTTTACTGGTTCAGGAACATTAGTTGCTACTCCAAGCGCTTCATTATATAGCTCAGGATTAAGTAATAAACACGCTGTAAGTAATATGATTAGCAATGTGTCGTTAACTAGCGATACAACAGCTAATACAGGCACTTCTTATGTTGGTTTAGGTGTTCAAAAGTGGTACAACACAGTTACAATTCAAAGTGTTGTAACTAAGATAAGTGGCACAGTTGCTGGTACTGTAACATTGCAGGGGTCTATTGATGGAACCAATTATGTAACAGTTAACTCAAGTTATGCAGATGTGACTAGCTATTCACCAACTGATGTAGCAACAAGTTCAAAACTATTTGTTGTAACAGGTTCTCCTTATAGATATTACAGATTGAGCTATACAGGCGCAGGAACTATGAGTGCATCGCATAGAGGCTATGTATTGCCGAATTTGAAGTAATTAATATTGCGTGTTAGAGAAGTGGTTATCTCGTTTGGTTCATTCCCAAAAGACAGGTAGTTCGAGTCTGCCACACGCTACTAAAGAATAAAAAATGTCGCTAATTGTACAAACAACTGATTTTACAGGTCGCTATGAGATAGCTCAAAACACCTACAATACAGCGGTTTTACAATCGTTCATTGAAACATACGAAGAAAAGTATTTAATAGAATTATTAGGTGTTGACTTATTTAATTTGTTTAAAGCCGATGTTACTAATTATGCACCGCAAACAGCGCCTTATACAACTATTTTCAATTCTATAAGACAAGATTGGAATGGTTGCATATTAGAAAGCTCCGGAATAAAAAATATGATGTTAGGCTTCATTTACTTTGAATTTTGTAGAAGCAATCCAGTTAAGAATACGATTAGTGGATTCTCAACTAATAATGTTGAGAATAGCGCTATCCCTGATTTTTCAAACACACAAATTTACACGGTGTATAATTTGTCAATTAAAAATTACAGAGTAATTCAACAATATATTTTAAATAATTCATCTACATTTCCTTTGTTTAATGGGCAAATGAAGTCATATAACAGTGTATTCATTTAATGAAAAACAAACAAACATACGACCTTTTAAAATCAATAGTTGATACTATTGATAATGCTATTGTTTGCCAAACATTAACAGATAACGGTAACGGTACTTACACTTTCACTTGTAATAACACTAAGTGGTTAACTAAAGGCTATTCGTTTACTATAATTACAGATGTTTACAAAGTAGTTAGCATCGTTCCGAATGTTAGCATAACAGTAAGCGGTAGTACGCTACCATTAGCTAAAACATTTGATATTTACTTACCGTACTTTATTCACGGTACTGTAATTGCCACTAATGCAGAGCTTCAAAATACAGCTAATAGCATTGATAAACTACCGTTTATATGGCTTAAGGAGGTTACAAAAGAAACTGTAAGCGTTGATGAACTTGATTCATTAGACCGCGTTTCAGAATGCGACTTATATTTTATGGTAGACTGTGATTTCAGTAATTGGAAAACCACAGACCATGATTTAAACGCTATACAACCAATGCGTAACTTGATTAATGAGTTTATTAAAGTAGTTAGCGAATCGGCAGGGATTGGAACGTTAGAACAAAATTACATCGTTACGAACCACGCACGCTGGGGGACATTTGTAACAGATGGTGGACACGTAAAGCAAGTGTTTAATGATCATTTAAGCGGATGTAATTTAAAGATACAAATACCGTTTTTAAAGGGGTCGTGCGCAAATGATACGATACTAATTAATAAACCTGCACCTAGCTATGTGTTAGATAGTAACGGAGCAATATTAGCCATTTTGTATGCAAATGAAACTTATACAGTAAATTAAATTAATATAAACAACTAAAAAATAAATAGAATGTCAGCAACATGTACATGTACTTCTAAGTACGAAAACTCAGGTTACCCATCATGCTCGGGGGCTGTTATCGCAGCTTCAAGGCGTTTGATTATGGTTCCAAAATACACAAACGCAGGTGTGTTAAACAAAATTACTATTCCTACTACGTTGAACGCTGCGTTCTTTAGCGGAAAGATAAATAACAGCGACCGCTCGGTACGTTGGTATCCGTTACCTAAGCACGTTAACGCTGAAATATCAAAAGAAGCTAGTGTTTACGAAACATTTAATGATGGTTCTAAAAACTTCATTCACGAAGGTGTGGCGAATTTTAAAGCTTTGTATGCAGCAAAGCAACCAAACTATTTAAACATTCTTAAATCAGGACGTTGTACTGAAATGGGTGTATTTATTGTTGATAAAAACGGTGCGTTAATCGGTAACACTAATGGAGAATCAGGTGTTTTATATCCATTGTGGATTAGCAAAAACACAACTGATGCGATTATGAAATGGGCAACTGATAGCACAGGTTTAAACATTGAATTTATGTTTGAATTTGATGCAGACCAGTATGATGAAAACGTTCACAAAATTGACGCTTCGGATATGGTGTCTGTTAACTTGCTTAACGGATATGACGGGTTATATGATGCGGCAATTAGCTACACATCAACCGGTCAAACATCTATGGTGTTCGCTTTAACATCTAAATACGGAGGTTCGGTTGCAACTCCCGTTAAGATTCAGGGTTTATTAGCTGCTGATTTTGCGTTGTATAACGTTACTGATTCATCCGCTGTAACAGTAGCAACGTGTACTGAAAGCCCCGCAGGAACATACACGTTAACGTACTTATCACAAACAGTTGCTGATGTTATTCGTGTAACACCTACGCTTACTGGTGTTGACTTTACAACCGTAATAGCAACAACTAGCGTAGTAGCTTAATTAAATTAATTTACAAACCAAAAAAGCCTATCTATAAAATTAGGTAGGCTTTTTTTAAACATAAAAGACAATGTCATTAATAACAGACACAGGTAAATTTACCTCAAAATTAGATTTAGCAATGGCTACTGCTATTGCATCGGCAACAACGCCTGATATTAACGCAGCTACAGGTAATACAATTGTTATTACTGGAACAACTAATATTACAGGTTTTTCAGCTGCAGACCAAGCTGGTATAGAACGCAAATTAATATTTAACGATGCTGTTTTATTAACTAACAGCGCATCACTTGTATTATTTGGTTCAGCAAACATTACTACAGTTGCAGGTGACGTGGCAATATTCACGGCTACCACGACTAGCGTATGGACAATGACAGGCTTCTTTAGACCTACCGGTTATACAGGAGGGCAATTTGATAGTGACGCTATTTTAAACGGAGCTATCATATCCGCTAAATTAGGAGACGCATCCGTTATCCCTAGTAAAATGCCAGTTAAGGAGTGCATTACTCTTAGCGATGCCGATGCTACATTAACAGCTGCTAACTTAGTGACTAGTGGAATAATGAAAATAACTTGTACCGCTGCAAGAAATTTAACAACTCCCACAGCTTCACAAATTATAGCATTGTTAACTGGATATCAAACTGGAACTTCATTTGATTTCACAATTATTGCTTTAGGAACGGATTTCGCACCTACTCTAGTGGCGGGAACAGGAGTAACTCTAGTTGGGGAGGTTAGTGAAACACAAGCGTCAATGACTTTCACTGTAAACGTAACAAGCCCAACAACCGTAACAATTTATAGAAAATAAAAAATATGGAAAATATAATTTCAGGAAAAATGTCTATTAATCCAATAGCGGTTAAAGATTTAAGTAAAGAAGAATTATACACTATTTGCAAGGGTAACATAGCAGATGATTTTGAAGTAGTTTGGGATAAAGTTTGCAAAGCTAACGGAAACTATGAGAACATTGGAAAGCCTAGCAAACAGGGTAAAAGGTCTTAATATTAATGATATGATTCATGAGCTTAGTGAGAACACCGAGTTCATGGATTATATTATTGAGCTTAATACTAAGAATCAGTTGTATGACAAAGGGGTTAACTCGCTAAACGTTAGTATCGGAGATTATTCTCCAAAGACAAAAAGTATCAAACAGGAACAGGGGCAGCCATTTGACCGGGTTACGTTAAATGATACAGGAGCGTTTTACGAATCATTCATTACTTATTTTAATGGAAAAGATATTGTGATAAGTGCCAACGTAATAAAAGATACTAGCGATTTAATTAGCGATTGGGGAAAAGAAATATTAGGATTAAACGAAGATAGTTTGACGCTGTTACGCTTAAAAGCTAAGTTGATACTAATACCTTACATTAAAAAAATATTACTTACACGATGAATTTTTACACCTCAATTGATGAATTACCCATATACAACTGGTTTAAGTGTATTGATAAAAAAGAATATACATATGTTGTAAAGCTTGGTAATGCTACTAGTGACGAATGTAAGGAGCAATTTAGTAAGTTATATGAAGAATACATAGATACGTTTGGAATAAGCCAACAATTACAAAGCGTAATTGAAAAGCAAAATGAAATACTTGTTTTGAAAATTGATAAAGTATTAACCGAAGATAGAACGTTGCAATTTTTCATAGATATGAAAGAATTAGAGCTTAAAGATTTAATGGATGTTAAGCAAACCGGTGTAAATAAAAGCAAGGTTTTAATTGAAAAATATTTAGGCTTTAAGCTAAACGAAAAAGAGGTTACGGTAAAAGAATACTACGAATATTTATTAGTGATAAAAGAAAACAATGGCTGACCAACCGATACGGAGTGATGAAATTATAGACAGTGGTTTGTTTAACGATGCGATTAAACAGGCAGATTTATTTTTAGCTAAAGCCGCTGAAATTGAAACACAATTAAAAGCAACATTAGAGGCCTCTAAAGGTTTCATTAATTCGATTAAGATAGAAGGGGCTGAATCACTTTCCAAGCAAGCTAAAGCAACGAATGAAGCTACTAAGGCCCTTAAAGATTTAGAAGCCGTTCAACAAGCTCAAATAAAAACGGAGATCGCTAAACAAAAATTAGAAATTGAAAGGCAGCGTGTATCTAGGGAGTTATCTAAAAGTGAACTTGAATATAATAAACAAATTCAAGCCGAAGCTGCCAAAACAGCTAAGGTACAAGCTGAAGCTGCTAAGGAATTAATCAGAACAAAAAAAGAGTGGGATAAATTACAAAAAGAAGAAATAAAAAAACAAGCTGAAATAAATTCTGTTTATGGGCAAACCGTAAAAAAACATTTAGAATTATCAAAAGCCGTAATGGAGCTTACCGCTAGGGGGCGTGAAAATGGCGTTGTATTTAAAGCCGCTAAACAAGAACTGGATGCACTTAGATTGACTTTAGATAAAGCTGAGCAGGGAGCCGGACGTTTTCAAAGAAATGTTGGTAATTACGCAAGTGGTTTTAATGGGTTAAATAATTCGGTAAATCAATTAACCCGTGAAATGCCAGCGTTTGCAAACTCAATGCAAACAGGGTTCATGGCAATATCAAATAACTTGCCGATATTCTTTGATGAGTTAACTAAAATAAACAAAGCAAATAAAGAGCTTATAGCTAACGGGCAACCTACTGTAAGTGCTATAAAACAACTTGGTGCTGCTATTTTTTCAATTGGCAGCGTGTTAAGCATTGGTGTTACATTACTTACGTTGTACGGAAAAGAAATAGTTAATTTCATTGAGGAATTATTCCAAGGCGAAAAAGCTTTAAAATCAATGACTGAGGCTAACGAAGCCTATAATAAAAGTATTAATAAAACCCGTGACGACATTGTAGATTTAACCATTCAGCTAAAGGTAAAAACAGGCGTTTTAACTAGTGCTGAAGGCGAATTGCTAAAAAACGAAAACGCTAGGACAAAAGCGATTAGAGAAAACAAAGAGTTGAGGGGAAAAACTATAGCAGACTTAAAAAAAGAGTTAGAAATTACTGATGAAATTTTAAAAAATTATGGTAAGGTAAAAAAAGTAGTAACGCAAGGCGGCGAAGTTACAGAAGTGGCATTACTTAGTGCCGCTGAAACTAGGCGTGTAGAACGTTATAAGGCTGGTGTTTCGGATACAAATAAACTTTTAGAAGAGCAAAATAAAAATATAAACGAGGAATATAATTTGCGTGGAAAAATATCTCAATTAGAGGGCAAAGGCGGAAGCGAAAAAGAAAAAGTAGAAAAAACAAAAGAGTTGATTGATTTAACTGATAGAATAAGAAAATTAAATATTGAGGACGGAAAGAATGAAAAACAAAGAGCTATTGAAATGGCTTTATTTGAAGAGGATGTTGCAATTCGTGAGGTAAAAAAACTAAACGCTACTAAAAAACAAAAACAGGAATTAATTATAGCCATTCAAAAAGATACGTTTAATAAGTTAGCGGATATTGAAGAAAAAAGCAATAAAGATAGGGATTCAGCTATTAAAGATGACTTCAGAAAAACTATTGAAGCTCGACAAAAAATAGTAAATGATAATTCAGAATATGAACTGTTTTTATTAGAAGATAAGTATAAAGAAGAAAAAAAGAAAGGGGAAAAAGCTAATAAGGAAGAGTTAAATAGACTTCAAGATTTAATTATCGAACGTAAAAAATTATTAATTCAGCAAAAAGCGGATGAAGAAAAAATAGGCAAAAACGATACGGAACAATTAGCTATTCAAAACAAAGCAAATATTGATAAAGACAAGCTTCGTAAAGAAGATGCAGACAAAGATAAGAAAGCAAAAGAAAATGAGTTAGCGGAAACGGCTAAATTCACTAACAAACTAATTGATGCGATAGCAAAGGCGGAGGCTCGCAAATCACAATTAAGAGTTGATTCGTTTGATAGGCAAATATCATTAGAAGAAAAAAACATTGAAACTCAAAGACGTTTGGCAGAACGTGGTTTAGAAAATACATTAGTAGAAGAAGAAGCCCGTAAAGTACAGTTAGATAGACAAAAAGAAGAAGAAAAACGTGCTGAAATAAAAAGACAAAAGGCATTAGCATTCTTTAAATTATTCGCACAATATGCGGAACGTGATCCAAACACCGCATTAGCTAAGGCGTTAAGCGAAACGGTTATCGCGGAAGCTATTGCAGGTTCATTTTATACAGGTACGGAAGGTAACAAAACTTTAGGCGATATGTTAGGTAGGACTGGAACTAAAGACGGTCATTTGATTTTAGCGGATGATAACGAGCGTATATTTAACCCTAATGACACCGCTAAGTTAGGTTCATTAACTAATAAAGAAGTAGCAGACTTAGCTTATAAAGCGCAAACTGGATTATTAGACACGGCTAAATATGGAGCTATACCAAACGGTTCATTTGCTGAAAACGTGCATAGTTCGGCTCTATTAATGCAAACGATAGCACTTAGAAAAGAAGTGTATGAAATGAAAGAAGCTATAATTAATAAGCCCGTTACAAATTTCGAGTTCAATCAATACGGGGACTTCATTAAAACGCAAATCGAAAACGGATTTACAAAGCGAACCACTTACAAACAGCCTAAACCACGCATATAAGCCATGGGGACTAACATTAATTTTAAGGTTAACAACATATCAAACGAAAATCTAAAGCCATTAAACTGGCAAGAAACTGGTATTGAGCTTAATTTCGACCGAGATATGGACGGCTCACAGCAACAAGTGACGTTAACCGAGTTTGAGTTTGTGCGTGAGGGTGCGGATGCGATTAATCAATACGTGAAAGATGGTTTAACTAATGGGAACGGTGTGTTTGAGGGCTTACCCTTAGAAATAGAAGTCGAGCGTCTAGGTGTAACAGAAAAGCCATTTAAGGGCTATATTGACTTAACGCAAAGTAGTAATTTTAGCGATAATAGATGTAGTGTTAAGTGTGTTGAAAGCAATCGAATAGACTGGCTTAACGATATGGCAGACGGCTTTACATTTGAGCATCTAATGAGTATTGGTATGTTAAGTAAGAATGATTACATTTACATGCCATACGTACTTAATACAGTACCTAACTACCTAACGACAGGTGTATCAATATTGGGAGTTCATGTTATTACTCAGCAGATAAAAAAAGATATTGACCATTTAGTAGAATTATTTGCAGAATTAAGCGCATTAATTGACGTGTCGGCTGTTACTAAGATAATACTATCAATCACTTCGTTAGCAGTTGAGATAGTAGCATTGGTTAAGCTAATTAAAGATTTGTTTAACTCATTAATACAGCCTGTTAAGTATCATGCGTGTATGCGTTTGAAAAAACAATTAGATGTAGCTGCCACTTATTTAGGAATGAGTTTTCATTGCCCGATTTTGGAAAGTAATCCATACAATGACACAGTTATTATTCCGCAAAAATATTATAACCCATTAAACTCAAAAGATAAATCGTTGTTTGGTTTTACAGCTAGGAATATTACACAGGAGGGCTTCTATAAAGGCACGTTTGGAGACCTTTTACGGGAGTGTAAGAAATTGTTTAACGGGAAAATACAGATAAGAAATAGTACTGAAATATGGCTAATTAGAGATGATGAAACCATAAATTCGCCACAATATACGTTGCCCGATTTATACAATCCTTATTTTTCACTTAATACAAATGAGTTTAGGTCGAATACCGTTATATCTTTTCAAACGGATGCAACGGATAAGAACACTATACAAAATTACAAAGGTGTGTCTTATCAGGTAGTAACACAACCTATACGCATGAGTGAGGTAAAAAACAGGTTAATGAAGGGATTAGATGATACTCGTATTAATTTCGCATTAGCTCATAGAAAGGAAGCTTTAACGTTTCCAGAGGAATTAATTTACGGGCTACTTAACACATTTGATACTATAGTTGGTACACTAGCTAAAATAATAAACAAGGTAATAGGCGTGTTAAACAAGGTAATTACAAAGCTTAACAACTTCATTAAAAAATTAAATGCAATTGGAATTAAAATTAATTTAACGATACCGCCTATCCCAACGATTACCATTCCAAAGATTTCAGGTTTAATTGAAAATAGAATAGGTATGCTAAATTTGGAATATGACTTATTCACTATTCCTAAAATATGCGTATTTCAGGAAGGTAAAAAAGACCGTTTTAATAAATTACACCCTCAAAATTACAACTATTATTCCGCACGTGAACTGTATCAAAAGTTTCATTTTGTAAAATCTTTCATACCATCTGCCACTAAACCAAACGGCAATCAATTTTATATTTATAATTACTCAAAAGTTCCATTTTCTTTTGACGATTATCAAAAAGTAAAAGAAAATAATCGTATTTTTACAGCCGATGGGAAAGAAGCTATTATAGTTAATTTAAAATGGAATATTTTCAATCAACACGCTGAAATTAAGGTAATGGTAAACAAATTATACACAAACAATTTAATAGAAAATTACTATGAACCAAACGGACAATGATTTAAAAATATTTTCAGATAATATTCTGAAAAATCTTAATGGTATGATGAGTATAGTTGAAAAAAAAATTGAAAGTATAATTAATAATTCAACACCTGAAGAAAAAGACAAGTTAGCAAAAGAGCTGTTAAATCAGGATTTAAAAGGAAAATTTAACGAGATAAAAAAATCAGTTAATGATTTATAGAACCAGTATATTATATAGAAATGCGCACGATGGTAGCACGGTAGATTGGCTATTGGCAAATGTTGGAGACGAAATACTTGTTGAACATTTTATAGATGTAAAAGAATTTGCAATAGGAAATACAGACACTCCAATAACATTAAATAACAGGGATGGTTTCTTGCAAGCTGGGGTTTGTTCAGGCGTCGATTTTAGCAGGTTTGAAGTAGGAGACACGATTAATGTTTACGCTTATTCAACATCTACTAATTTTGGAAATTATACAATAGTTGAGAAAATAGACAGCACCACAATACGATTAAATATAGATGTAGCTGGGCTTACACCTCCTACAGATAACGAGACGTCAAATCAAATTGTGTTTAGTATAGTCAATCCAGTTACAGCATTAAATTACAAATGGAATTTTATTGAGAATAACGAGGCGGTTAATTATATTTCAAAAGTAGATGGTAGCGAACAACTAGCAACTATTACAGGATTAGACGCAGCAGCTTTAGGTGCAGGTAAGCCTATGACTTTAATAGGTAGCAGTTGTTACCAGTTAGGGTATTGTTTAGTCGATGAATTAGGAATAACGAATTACCCGGTTTACACATCTTCTTTTAGAATAAAACAATCTACTAAAATTACTCCTATAATGTTGGAAGAACAGTGGAGTGACATTCTATCTAATATTAAACCTACATATTTCTCAAATTTAAACTGCCTTAAATCGTGCTTCTATTATGAGGCTCGTTACTTATCAAGCGACCCTAATAGAATACAGACACTTGAAGTTGAAGAACAGCTAGGTAATTCAGGGTGGTTCAATGAGAATTTTAATACAGGCATCACAAAATATTCGATAAGCGCATTAGCTTATACTTTTAATGCTACATCCGTACCACGCCCTAAAATAGCGGCAGGATTAAATCAGTTTACGTTTGACATTGACAACACAACAACTTCGCCATTCGTAGCAGGCGCAACTAAATTAGTGATTAATTTTGCAAAAGCTCCAAATGATAAAACAGAGTACCAAAATAACGGTCGTGACCTTAGACATAACTTTGTTTGGGATAGCTGCATATTAACAGCTCAAAATACGCCTACTCCTATTAATGGAGAGCAATATTCCGACACTTACATTCGCTCATTAAAGAACGTTAAAGCAACTATGGTAAGTGCTTCAAAGGTTCGTATTAGTGGGGAATTTGACTTTCAGCCGGATGCCATATCTGTGTTTGAGGAAAGTGACGTTCCACGCTATATGTTTTTTATATCTGTTCAAAACTCTGCATTAACAGGGGCTTCAAGCGATAGAGTAACTTTAAGAATTGATTTTAACGATTTCTACTATCAGAATGAGTTTCCTAATTTAATAACTTTTACTTCAAAATTAATAAGCCACAAATACAATAATTACAGTTTATCCGCAATTGATAGAGTGACTAAATTTAGTGAAGATGAGATGGTAGGGTTCTCAAATGTACGCGTAAATACAGACCCATTAGTCACATCATTTGAATTAACAAAATATACAGCTTACATAAAGGCATACAACACAGTTACTGGTGCTGAATTTATATTAGAAAGTAAACAATTAGATTTACCTGCAATTCCCGTAATTAGCGGATACCAATACTTTAATTTAGCTGTAAATAAAGCAACTCACGTGCCAACTACTGAGATAAGAAAACAAATTATAGCGCGCTCATTCCCTCCTGACCCATTTAGGTATGAATTAGCATATCCGTTTTTAGTACGTTGGGAGTATTGGGTATCAATTTTTAATCCAACGGCAATTTCGACGCAGGAATGGCGCACGTATTTTACAGGAGACTGGATATTACGGTTTACAAATGAATTAACAGCTAAGGTTAACGGGTCTCCTGCAACTTATAGTGATTCAATTAATTTTGAAGCGTACAGAGAAAATTTAGATAATCAACAAATAACCGCAAATATACAAACGTTTGACGCTGCTACGGGCGTTCAATTGATCTCAGGCAGTAACAAATATATTTTAGGATATGCAAACACACTTGTTAAAGCTACGTTTACAAGGCATATACCATGGACTAAGTATATAATAGTGATTGGAATAGAAGTGTTTGAAGAAGGTGGTATAAATGGAAAATACAGAATGTCAAGCGAGTGGGCTAGTGATAGCGATACTTATTTTTTACCGGTTTCTTCCATGAGCTCAAATAAAGTTAAATTAACTAACGTTAGTTCTATTTTGGTTACTGGGGAATGTTTAATTGATTTTACAAAATTAAATTTAGGTAAATCAAAATGGAAATTATCAGCCCGTATTTATGATGATAGTGGGGTTTCAGGCGGTTCGTTAACTGATGGGTATGGCTACCTTAAAACTCAAAACGTTTCTTTAATAGCTACAAATCCTATAAATGTAGACACGCAGGTTGTGACGGCTAAACAGTTAAATTGTTGTTCAGATTTAGTTTGGAATGTACTAGCAGACACCACTACTACAAATGATTTAAAAAACGACAAAAATAGTTTTCTATTTTGGTTTAATAAAGATGTGATAAACACCGCCGTTTTAAAATTAGTAAAAAATAACGGCGACGAATATACGCTGACATCAAATACTAATTACGGAACACCTTATGATTATGGGTTTAAAACAAATACGTTAAGTGAAAAGTTAGTTGGTTACTTAGTTGACTGGAATAAAGTAATTAATACATTAGGCGAGGGAATGTATCATGTGAAATGTGACGCAAACACAGTATTTGGAGCTACAATTACTCAGTTAAGTGAATCGTACTGTTTAAAACAATACACACCTTACAGAGCCGAAAACACAGTAAGAATTGAGTTTTATAATACTGGAATAATCGGCAGTAACTTTGATGAAAAACAAAAAGATTTTTCAACATTAAACTGGTATAATCAACACCGTTTTGATGGGCATTTTATTTATAAAAATTCAGAAATAAAAGAAGATCATATTTTGTATTCAAATGGTCAAAGAAAATATGTAGAGTTAGAACAAGAGCCTGAGTTTACGCTCGATTTGAAGCCAATACCTGCATTTAAACACGATGTTTTAAGGTTGGAAATTGTAATGGCAGACAGCATATCAGTAACTGATTACAATTCAAAAAACTTTGAAAATTATTATAAGAAAAAAGTAAGAATAAAAGGAAGCTATAATCCTAAACTTTACCCTTTGAAAAGTAAATTAGGAAGCGTATCTTTGTCGTTTATTCAGGAATTTAATAACTTGAAAAAATTTAGAAGTTAAACAAAATAAAAAAAACAAAACAATGGGAAGCAGTGAACACAGGGGGTTGCCATGGGGGCAACAGTTTTTAATAGCAGACACAAGTGCGAGAACAGGATTAAATTATTATCTATTGGTTATTCGTGAGGACAGCGTAATTAGCGTGCTATCAGATGCGAATAACACGTTAAACATGGTTACAGCTACTGGAATAGCTGGAAAGACGTTAAGGGCAGGTGATAAAATATTTGCTAAAAAAGGTCATAAAATGACAAATATCACATTTACAAGTGGTTCAGCTTGGGCTTATGAAGAAGATATATAATGTTAGGTTTTGGATTTGATATTACTCCCGATTTAGGTTTTTTAAGTCAAAGACCCGCTATAGCTTCAATAGGCACGTTTGTATCTAACCCATTTGATTCAGGGGACTGGACAACTGTGGGTAATCCATACGTAACATTTGCAAGTGACGGGATTACATTTAATGGTGCGCCTGGTGGTTTATCGGACTACATTTACCTGAACAATTATACGGATTTAGCGATTAAACGTTTCGGATTTACAGCTACACTAAACGCAAATTCATTTTTAGAGTTTGGTTTAATAAGTCGTAGTGTTGGGGCTTCACCACGCGGATACTGTTATGAAGTTGACAGTAATGGAAATAGCACATTGTATTCCGTTGGTTTAGCAGGTACAGCACCAGTTGCTTTTGGTGGTCCATTTGGAGTAACAACAAATCAGCCAACATCTCCGGGAGATGTAATTCAATGTTATATAGAACAAAATAATCAGTTTATAACCATTGGAAAAAAAATAAATAATGGTTCTTGGTTTACCCAAACATTTGATACAACTTTCTATAATATTAGTACAAACAATTTACCCAACATTTGCACTCCATTCTTAATGAATGTGAATTGCAATATGAAATTTACAAACATTTATGTTAGTTCAACTGAGAATAAGAATGTTGACAGATTGTGTATAGGGGATTCAATAACACAGGGGGCGTATGCAGGTAGTTACGCGGGTATATTTGGTAATTTAATTTCCGCAAGTATTAATGCAGGTGGCGCAGAGTTTACGCAAGATACTTTAAATAAGATGCCCGAGTTAATAATGATTAATCCGCGTAAAGCGTTTTTATTAATTGGGCTTAATGATAGAGCTAATGGCGTGTCATCTGCTACATGGCAGGCAAACATAGTAAGTATAGTTAATCAACTAGAAGCAGCAGGCATAACGGTTATTAAATTATTATATGCAGGTTTCGGATCTTACAGTATTGATGTGAACGCATTCATCACAGCTACTTATCCAACAAGTTACATTGACACTTGTACACCTTTAGAAAGTTCATCAGGCGTTTTAAATGCGGCTTATGATAGCGGAGATAGTCACCCTAATGCAGCAGGTCACACACTTATCGCAAATACAATTTTAAACGACCCTTTATATTAATGAATCTAACAGAAAACGAAACTCGATTTGTATTATGGGCTGTCATAAGCATGATAGGATTATTTTGCTTTATTGGTGCTTTAGGAGTAAAGGCTTTAATTAATATGGCTAAAGATTTAACCGAAATAAAATTAGCCGTTAATACAGTTGCTATGAAACATGATGAGACCGAGAAAAGAGTTACACGTTTAGAAAATCATGTGTACGAATAGGAGGCTTAATTATTTGTTTAAAGATATGAAGGAATTAAAATTTACTCAAACACGTAACAGGTTTACCGAGTTAAGCACTACAAGTGAGGTAACGTTAGACGGTAAATTAGTTTGTTATATTCTAGAAGACAAAGACAGAGATTTAACAAAATCAATGAGTGAAGCCGATACAGCTAAAATAAAAATAAAAACAAAAACAGCTATCGGTTACGGTACTTATGAAATTGATTTAACGCTATCACAAAGGTTCGGTGTATGGCTTCCTATTTTAAATGGAGTTGTTGGGTTTAGTGGAATAAGAATACATAAGGGGAATTCATCAATAGACACAGAGGGCTGTTTATTGCCGGGAATGTTTAGAAGCGTGGACAAGGTCACTAACTCAACAGATGCTTTTTACTTAATGTTATTCCACATTCTAAATCACTTGACCTTAAACACCGTATTAGCTGATGAATTGTGCGATTTGCATAAATTAGGTAAAAGTAAATCAAAAGAGTTTGGCGAACTGTTTACAAAAAATAGAGTAGCAGGACAAAAAATATTTATAACAATTACAAAATGAAAATAAAAACTTCAAAAAAATTCAGAATAGATTTACTAGACTTCTTAAAGTCTTTGATAATCGCAGGCTTATCAGGATGTGCAATGATAGCACAACAATTAATAGATACCGATTCATTAGATAAAGTAAACTGGAAAGCTGTTTTAATGGCATTTGTAGGCGGCTGTTTAAGCTACTTAATTAAAAATTTTTTTACACCAACTAGAACAATTATAAAAGATGAACAAATTTAAACATTACGCCCCATTCGTGTTAGCGGCTATTATAACGCTACTTCTTTTTAATTCATGTGTTGTTACCGAAAAGCAAAAACAACGCTTCTTGGCAAACAACTGTGAGCGTAAAGATAGCTTAGTGACTATTTCCGAAGAATCTTACAAGCGCAAGGACACCACTATTTACATTACTCAACCGGGAGAGCCTATCTACTTAGAAAATCCCTGCGATTCTTTAGGTAATTTAAAAGATGTTGACGTAATTAAACGTAAATCTGGCATTAAGAGCTGTGTTAAAAAAGTAGGTAATAGTTTAGTATTTACCTGCGAAACTGATAGCTTAAAAGCACGTATACAATGGCTCGAAAAAGAATTGAAAGTAAACACATTCTCGCATACAGAAAGTAAAATTGATCGTGTATGCGAGCGTAAACACCGAGGGTTGTTAGACACATCCGCTCGGTGGTTTAGTTTGTTTACTATTGTAATTGTTACCGCTGCTTTAATTATTCGCAGATTCGTTTAAGCGTATTTAAAACCAATACTAAATTTATTTGTTTGAAAATCTAAATCATCATCTTCAAAAAAAGTGATTAATAACAGTCCGTTTTCACTTCCATCATTCCAGTAATATCTTTCGGTTCTTGATACACTATCTCTTATTCCTTTTAACCTAGGAAACATTCGACTTAACTCGTTTTCAATTGAAATAAAAGATTTGTCTTGTAAATCTTTTATGATTTGTTCTTGCAATCTCATAGTGTCACTTGATTCAGGATACAGCTCGAGTGATTTGTTTATTATGTCTAATTTATTCATTATCCTATTGTTGAATTTTCAATTGATTCGATTAAACATTGCACCAAATAATCATAATCAAATCTATCATTTGGAAATTTATCAATTATTTTGTCGGCTACTTCTTCTGCTAGTTGTTTCATACTATTTATTTATTATTTTCTTAAAATCTATAAACATTTCTTCTACATATTTTTGGCACTCTTTGAAATCTGTAAAATTCTCATGCCCACCATGTTGTTGGCTTGACGTTGGGAATCCTAAACTAACTGTAAAAAAATCAACAACACCCGTTCTACGATTATCTAATTTAGCGTGTTCTCCATAAACAAAACCACTTACCCAACCAATGTAAAAGCCATTGTAATAGCATATGCGTGCCCACCTTCCAATATCATCAGTTTCATTGGTTTGAGAGTATCTAGTAGACCATTTGAATCCTTTTTCTTTAAGTAAAAGTTTTTTATTTATTTTATTTTTCATATTTTAATGATTCAATTTGTTTTTTTAGTTTAAAAATATTATTGTGTAAAATTTCGTTTAGCTCAGCTTCATATCTGTATTTATCGAAATAATTAATATTTATAACTTCTGCTTTTTCATTTGCCACTTTAGCTCTTTCGTTTATAATTTCAACCATTTTAGTAGCTGATATTTCGCCATTAGCCACATGAGCGTTAAGCCTTCTTAGCTCTGTTAGTGTGATTGCTTTTTTCATTTTTTCCGTGTTATTTCGAGGTTGTTTTGTTCTAAATATTCGTATAAATTATAAGCCCTTGAGTTTTCCTTAAAATCTTTAATCCACTCCTGCGTTGTTTTTTCTTTCACTACCTCTGCCCATGTGCCGTCAGAATCCATTAGCGTATTATAATTAGCGTCAATAAATAATTTAAAGTCAACATCAAATTTTAGTGGATATTTAATTGTATAACCTTTAATTTTAGCCCCATCAACCATACCTTTCTTAACAGCTTCTTTTTTTAGCAATTCTTCAAGCTCGGTAAAGTCTGTTACTTTTTGCCAAAAACAAGAGTCTGTCATTTTAATATCTACATAATATGAGCTATCAATAAAACCATTACACTTATGTGTGTTTTTGGCATTATATAGTCCGTACATTACGTCATCAATACTCTTATACCAAACCCCATCTTCAAACTCAGGCGCTTTAGTTACACGGATAAACTTACTTTCAAGTTCTAATTTAAGAGCTTCTATGCGCTCATTGATGAATTTTTGTGTTTCTTCGTTTGTCATGATTATTTTGATTTTGGTGGATTTGGTAATGGTTGCCAATGTGTCACTTTTAATTGAGTAGCTGCTCCATGTTGAAAGTATCCGTTATGAAAATTTTTATAAGAACCGCTTGTTATTTTATTATCCCAAAAAATTAAAACAACTTCGTTTGGAGTTGGCAACTTATCTTTTACGCTTATCCAATTATCTTGCTCCTGAGCGTCTTGGTATCCTTTAAGGTAGCCATCTCGTTGCTGTCCAAATGAGTTGGGGTCATTGCCATATACAGCAATTGCTAATTGTTTTATTTCTTCGTTTGTCATTTTGTTTTTTTATTTGAATAAATAATTAGTAAAATCCAAAATATAATTAAAGTAGTTAGTACGGTCATGTTATTTTAATTTAAGCGTGTATTTTTGTTTTAGCTCATTGATTTTAATAGGTGTATCTTTTGAAGATTTTGTAGACCTTGACCATTTATCTAAATCATTAAACAGCTCAACCCAAACACTATCTACATCCAACGATTCACTCACTATTGAACATGCTTTTTTAAAACCTGCTCCATAATCACGTTCGTTATCAACCTCCTTTAGAACTGCGTATGTTTTTTCAATATCCCCCTCCATAATATCCCAATCAATTACAATTGTTTTAAACCCAATCAATTCAGGGTTTAAATCTATACCTTTATTTATTAAATCATAATTTAAATTAACAAATGAATAATTAAAACTAATTTTTTTCATTGCTTCTTGTTCAAACCTTTCCGTATAATCAGGATGCACTTCGTATTCTTTGTATTTGTTGAGCCAATTATTAAAGTTAATTCTACCAAAAATAGTAGCAGTTGTTGGCTCTACACTCTCCCAAACCCTCACCATCCACTTATCGGCTGGTTTTATTAGTATTGCTTTTGTTATCATTATTTTTTAAATTTGTTCTAAATAGATTTCAAACATTGCTTCTCTACAAAATAGAGTTTTATTGTTGTACCAAAAACAATCATTTTCAGATTTTTTAAATTTTTTTAACCATTTTTCAAAATCATAAAATATATCTATTTGCTCTTTTTTCATTTCTAATTTTCCTTGCTTATATTGGGTTAGTAATTCGTTTATTTTTTCAATTCTTACTCCAAATCCTAATTCATAATTATCTATCAAGGCTTGAATTGATTCAGACATCTTCTCCAACATTGCATCCTTAGCTTTTAACTCAGCTTTCAAAACTGTTTTATCATGCTCTAATTCAACTATTTTTCTATCTCCTAATATTTCTTTTTTATTAGCTTCTTGGAGTTTGATTGATGCGTATTGATTAATTTTATCTAACATTAGATTAAATAGTTCGCTACAAAGCATCTTGTTACCGAAAGAACCAAATCTATGTTCAATGGCTAATTGAGCTATACTTGCAGCTGTCAACTCATTTGGTGTGTTTTCTGTTTTCATTTCAATATTTTAATTACTTTATTAAACAATTGCTCCTTTGTCGGCTCTATGTTAGCAGCGTGATAGGCTATCTTAGCGAGTAGAATGGCGTTGTGTAGTTTCTTTGTCATTAATAATTATCGTTTATAAATTTTTGCACTCTTTTTTGTTCATCAATTACTTCTACATTTCCTTTTGCTATTAATTCTAATAACATCGTGTTATACAGCCTCATACCTCGTTCACACTTAATAACCGGTCTATCAACATGCTTTGAGAAATTAGCATCTAAGCGGTCGATTAGATTGTTTATTTTAATTAAAGTGCTTTCATTTATAAGCCTATCGTAATTCAAGTAATGATAAACGGTACTAATTGACACGCCTAACTCTTTTGCCACCTTTGATTTAAAAGATTTATTATTATAGAGTAACTCCTTTAACGTGTCTATTTTTGACATAACAAATAAATTAAGATACCTGAAAAACCTACTAATGCCAATGAAAAACGGAGGTATACTTTCTTTAAAAATTCATTTTCTTCATTCTCATAAATCAAATCCTCAAGCTCTTCGTGGTCGTGAGCCTCAATGATTTTTATTATGTCGGTTGTAATTACGCCTGTTACTACACGCATTGTTGGCTCTATTGATGTATCATTTGATTTTTTAAGAGCGTATTCCTGTACTTTTTGTTTTAATGTTTTCATAAGTTAGTTGTTTTTTGAAATCTATAATCTTCTAAGTTTTTCCGTGCTTTTGTGTATTCTTTTTGTAACGCTATGTAATTTTCATCACTCTTTAAATCTTTGTCATCGGGTAAAATCTTTACTGAAATTACTTTAACGTACATGAACGCTCCTGCAAAAAGCAAGGACTTGTAATCGTCCTCGCTTATCGTTATGTTAGCAATATTAGCCATTGGTAAATGATTCTTTAATCTGTTTGCAAAAAGAAATTATTTCTTCATTAGCACGCATCTCTTTACTAAGTGACTTATACAAATCGTTTAAATCATCTTTAGTAGCTGTGATTAATATAGCCTTTGCATCCTCTACTTTTTCTTCTACCGTTTTGAATGGTTCGGGAATAACGGTTGTAATGTTTGAAGCTACAATCTCATGAGATACTTCTTCAATAGTATCGGGCATTTCCTCTTTTGTATATGGCATGCCTCCTAATTCGTCAGAAAAACACAATCTAAAGCCCTGTGACATTACCACTTTTTTAGTCATCGTTTCAGCCTTTTGCCAAAATTTATTTACAACACCATCCCTTGTTTTTTGCGCATATTCATTGTAGGAAACTTCATGTTTAAATGGGTACTTTCTATCTTTTCTATAAATAGTTAAATGAGCCCTCAAATCATTTGTTGCAACGCTTCCCGTAGTTGTACACTCCCATCCATCCAATAACCCGCTACGTTCGGCACGTTTAATATAAACTTCGTAGCCTGTTATAATTGACATTTGACCGTTGTACTTACTTACGTGTATCTCGCGTTTAAAAGGGTTTAAATTAAAAGCCTTTGCAATTTGTAAGTAGCTGTTTTTTTCTCCTTCGGTTAAATCTTTAATTAACCCTAAATTGTTTAAATGTAAAAGCAATTCTGAATCGCTAATAATTTGTTCTGTTTTTTGTAATTTGTTGTTTTCCATAATCAATAGTTTTTAAAATAAAAAAGCCTCAAAAACATTGATGTGTGGGGCATCGCAGTAATCAAGGCAATAATTTAGTTAGTTGTTTAATAGCTCCCACAAGCTCTAACGAATCGCAAATGTAATTAATTCTTAGTAATTTTCCAAATATCAAAATTAGCGTATGCTTTTGTCGCATCCTGTTTGCCTAGTTGACCTTTTAGATTAAAGTGAACGGTTACGTTGTCGTTTACATTTAACGCATCTAATTTAGATGTATTAGTATTACTAGCTTGCATAGGGATGTACTGGTCGTATCTACCGTCTGGATTTATTTTTAATATTAAACTTCTTACAGAAAAATTATCCGTTTTCTGCTCTACACTACCTATGTAGTGGATTTGTCCTGTTAATTGATTTTCCATTTTACTTTGTTATTTGTTTATAAAAATATTCTTGTCTAACTAAATGTTTCTTTGGATAGATGCCTATTTTACCGTCATCATATCGAGTTAACTGTATACCAAAAGTAAACACCGTGCCGCCTTTTATGTAAGAATTTAATTCGTTTTTCTCCATTGTGTTTTGTGGAAATAAATTTCCTAAAAAACGTCTTGATAATTTGTAAACTACACCGTCTTTTATTGCAGTTAATGGACTTGTTGCTGTTGCTGTCATATTATTATATATTATTTATTTGTGTCGCTTTAAAGAATAGTTTTTTTCATAATGATTTTTTTAGGCTAGTAATTTCAAATAAATCTTTTTCGTCCGAATACTTTGCGCAGTCATACGCTACTTTGATTGAAAAATTAATTAGTTTTTCCTTACTCGAAACATCTACTTCATTAATGATTCCGAGCGTTTTAATGAAACCTAATTTTATTTCATTTTCTTCTGTGATTTTTATATTTGTTTGACTCATGATGCGAAATTAGTTATAATTATTGAATAATTATTCATTTGTTATGAAATTAATGTTAAGTGCTTGATTTTCAGATAGATTAATTTTAGTTGCGCTTAGCAAGTAGTTA